CGTCCACTGGGGCGATGACTTCTGGACACTACACGCTGACGCTTACGAAGGTAAAGCTCAGGTTGACATCTGGATAAAGGATGTGATGGAAACCCTCGGAGCTGACAAGGCACGGGTGTTCCTTACTGGAAGAGAGAACTTTAGGGCAGGGTTCTTCGAGGACTACAAGGCTAACCGCAAGGACACCCGCAAGCCTATGATTCTCTCTACCTTGAAGGATCACATGAAGGATGAGTGGGGTGCTGAGCTAGTCGAGCCTCTGGAAGCTGATGATCTTATTGGTATCGCCGCAACTGATCCAGAGGTGGGGTACGATAGGGTTATTGTTAGTGTTGATAAGGATTTTAAATCTATTCCTTGCAGGATGTACAACCCAGACAAACCTGAGGAGGGTGTGATACACACTAGCGAGCTAGCTGCTGACAAGTTCCATATCTTTCAGACACTAGTAGGAGACAGCACGGATAACTACAAGGGTTGTCCTAGCTACGGCCCCGTGAAAGCAGAGAAGCTTATGAATGGTGAGGATGACATCAGTAACCTATGGACTAAGGTACTGACTGCCTTTGATAAGGCTGGGTTGTCTACACGCCACGCACTAACTCAAGCAAGGGTAGCCCGCATCCTCCGACACGGTGACTACGACTTCAACACTAAGAAAGTTAAACTCTGGAATCCATGAGCAAAGCAAAAGTAATAGGATTAGTTGGTCGCGCTGGCAGTGGAAAGGATACTGTCTACGAAGCACTGAAGGCTGCACTTGACGACAAGACTGTCGTGCGTGTGGCCTTCGGTGACGAGGTGAAGCGAGAGGTAGCAGATAGGCATGAACTGTCAGTAGAAACCATTGATGCTAACAAGGATAAGTTCAGAACCTTACTTCAAGAGTGGGGGCTGGAGTACCGCAGGGTTAACGACCCTGACTACTGGATTAAGAAAATAAAACCACAGATGGATATGTTCCACGAGCTTGCTGATGTTATTGTTATCACTGATGTACGTTTCATGAACGAGGCTGACTATGTTAAGGACACTTGCAAGGGTAGTCTGGTAAAGGTGCTGGGCAATAAGGCTAAGATGCTGAAGTCCATCCATCAATCAGAGACAGAGATGCAGGACATAACCCCCGACTACCTCTTGCCCAACGATAAGAATAACTTGGATCAGCTATGCGAGGGCGTAGCTTTCCTTATAAATGAACTGGAATTAATGGAGGTACACAATGGATGATTACATATCTTTCCCCGTGATTACTGATGAGTTAGTGGAGGCGTTGGACGAGAGGTTTCCCGACAGGATGCCAGAGTGTGCTACTTTCCCTGAAATTTGTCGTTTACAAGGACAGGTTGCAGTAGTAAGACTACTCAAATCGGTTCGGAAAGAGCAGTCCGACAACATTTTAACTGCAACACTAACAGAAGAAGGGTAAATCATTATGTGTATTGGAGGAGGAGGAGGAGGATCAACACCGCCAGCGGCAACACCAGTAGCACCTGCGCCAGCCCCAGTTACCATCGCTAGGTTGGGTAGGTCTGCGTCTAGGAAACGTAAGCAGGAGCGCAGCGGAGGTAAGCGTAACACTACTCGGTCTGGATTGACCATCGCTAAGACAGGTATCCAGTACTCAGGGTCAGGTCAAACAGGAGTGAATGCATAATGAGAATCGAATCCATCCGTAGCTTCTATAAGAACTGTTCCGAGGAGCGTACTCAATTCTTAGCCAGAGCTAGGGAGTCAGCCGAGCTGACCCTTCCCTATCTCATACCACCGGAGGGACACAATGCGTCAACGACTTTTCCAACACCGTTTCAAGGGATGGGTGCTAGAGGTGTCAACAATCTTGCTAGTAAGCTGCTTCTGGCTCTGCTTCCTCCTAACTCTCCTTTCTTTCGGCTCGTTGTTGATTATTTTGCTATGGCTAACGAAGGTGTGGACGTTGCTAAGGTCAAGTCTGAGATTGAAGAGAGCTTAGCCAAGGTAGAGCGGGCAGTCCAAGCTGAGTTTGAAACCAGCAACATCAGGGTAGCTGTGTTCGAAGCGTTGAAGCATTTAATTGTGTCGGGTAATACCCTGATGTATGTACCCGACGATGGTAACACACGTATCTATGGGCTCGATAGTTTTGTAGCGAAGCGTGACCCTAGTGGAACCTTGCTTGCACTGGCTACGAAAGAGACCGTCACACCTGATACCTTATCGGATGAGGTGAGAGCTTTGGTTGCAGAGAGTGAGTCTACTATTCCATCAGGAGATGGCTACGTTAAGCCCAAAGGTTTAGACCTGTACACAGGGGTGTACCGAGAGAAGAACCGATGGATTGTTTTTCAAGAGATCAATGGAGTCGAGGTCGCAGGAACTAGAGGTACGTATCCAATAGGTAAGAACCCCTTCATCCCCTTACGGTTCACCCGCATTGATGGTGAGCACTACGGGCGAGGCTTCATCGAGGAGTACCTTGGTGACCTCCGTAGTCTTGAGGGTTTAACTCAGGCTATCGTAGAGGGGTCAGCAGCATCAGCCAAGGTGCTGTTTCTGGTTAACCCTAATGGAACCACCCGTCTGCGCACACTCTCCCAGAGTGAGAACGGTGCTATCGTACAAGGCAACGCCGACGATGTTAGCGTGTTGCAGGTACAGAAGGCTGCAGACTTTAAGGTAGCCTATGATGTCATCGGTATGATTAAGGAACGCCTAGGCTTTGCCTTTCTTATGAACACCTCGGTTCAACGTCAGGCCGAGCGAGTTACTGCCGAAGAGATTCGGTACATGGCACAGGAATTAGAGGATGTATTGGGTGGAGTATATTCAGTGCTGTCACAGGAGTTCCAGCTACCGCTGGTCAATCGAGTGATGGATAAGATGCAGAAGAAACGTAGGTTACCTAAGCTTCCGAAGAAGTTAATCAAGCCTACCATCGTGACAGGACTAGAGGCATTAGGCCGTGGTCATGATCTTAATAAATTAGATGTGTTCATACAAGGAGCAGCTCAACTTCTTGGGCCTGAGTTCCCAACGTATGTTAATATGTCTGACTACTTGAAACGGCGAGCTACTTCGATTGGCATCGAGACCGCTGGTTTGATTAAGACTGCAGAGGAGATCGAGGCAGAGAAGCAAGCGCAGCAGCAACAGGCTGCTATGATGCAAGCAGCAGGGCCAGCCATTAATGCCGTAGGCAAGGTAACAGATACGGCTGCTAAAGGAATGCAACAACAACAACAACAATAAATAATAATACTATGGGAAACACAGAGACAGTGACATTCACCGAGGACAGCAACGGGCCTGACGCCCCTCAAGAAAACACACAGCAGACTCAGGATACTAGACCTGAAGGTTTGCCTGAAAAATTTGAAAGCGTGGAAGCCCTCGCTGAATCCTACTCAGCCCTTGAACAAAAGATGGGAGCTGGGGAAGAATCGGAAGAGGGGACTACCGAAGTTGAGCAAGCTTCAGAAGCTATCGGGGCTAACGCTTTCGAGCAGTACAGCCAAGAGTACATGGAGAACGATGGTCAACTGAGTGAGACTTCTTATGAGACGCTGGCAAAGGATCACAATTTTTCAAAAGAATTAGTGGACTCCTTTATCCAAGGACAGGAAGCCCTTAGTAATCGTATGCTGGGAGAGGTACACGATACTGTAGGTGGAGCTGAGAAGTACCAAGAGATAATGGAGTGGGCTACTGCTAATCTAGCTGAGTCAGAGATCGATGCTTATAACAGTACGGTAGAGGCTGGGGATGCCAGCTCTATTAACCTAGCGTTGCAAGGAGTTCACGCTAAGTATGCTGCAGAGAATGGGTTCTCTCCTTCTCTTATCCAAGGGACAGGTAAGGGCAGAGCCTCTGGCTACGAGTCCCGTCAGCAAATGATTAATGACATGGCTAAACCTGAGTACAAAACTGACCCTGCGTTTCGGGAGACTGTTGAGCGTAGGTTAGCTAGCACACCTAACACAGTTATTTAACTTCAGTGTCCATTGCGTCTCGTTCACGGGGATGCCTCCTAGGGGGGGCTCGGTTCTCTACCG